TGACATTCCGGGTGTATTAATGGATGATAACTTATTAACTAAAAATTCTGAAGATGTGTGCTAAATTTAAATTAAGATTAGGGGATAATAAATTTGTTAAGATACCAATTTCGTTGGATATAAACACTATAGACCAAGCGGAAGTTGTGAATAGAGAATTTGTCAATATAGAAGTGGAAAAAGCAATCAATCCAATAATAGATTTCGAGAAAGCTAGATTTACACCAATACTTGATACAGGAAAAGGTGGGGATATAATTCCAATTAAGGATTTAATTATAAATATAAATTTATTGGATGAAAACGGCAATCCATCAACCAATACCACGTATAGTGATGCTGGGTTTGTTGATGATGATATAAAATTTAAAAAAAATAGATTTTTAAATACATTCGTTAGGTTAAATTTTTATGATTCCAGTGCAACCACAAATCAAAATTTAGTTTCACAAATAACTATATTTTCAAAAATAACTGATAATGACATAACTAGCGATGGATTACCAATACCAGCTAATCAATTTCCCATTAGACATATATTAAATAATCCTATTATAACACCTAAAGGGTTTGCAGAAGGATTTTACATATATCATTTCAAGAATGATGTATTTCCTAAGGAATTATATATGAGAGCTGAATTAAACAATGGAAGCACAGGAATATCAACAAAATTAATGGCAAGTAATAGAGATGATTTATCTATAAATGAATTGATAGGTAAACTTCATACTAGATATTTATTAACTAGGAATAGTACAGGGTACTTTTACACAATAGATAAGAATTATAATATTGGTAGCGGAGAATCAACAAATGTAATTGAAAATGGTAATGATGTAACAATAAACCTATATGAAATAAAAGTGATATAATGGAAATTATTAAAAGAGAAATATCGATTAGAGACATTCAAAAAGGTAATGTTAGTTTTAAAATACCCATCTACCAAAAGGTTGATGTTTTAGGATTAATGACTGATATGCCATATGCGGATGACGCTTTTAATGATACAGAGTTGTCTCAAATATTAAAGGGATATCATAAAGATGCTGGTCAAATAATAGCGGTAACGGATTCTAAATTACAAAAGGTTAAATCATATGACGAAAATGAACCTTATAAGGAAGATTTCAATATTAGAACAGAAAGATATAAAAATTATAAAGGTGAGTGGATAGATGGTGTTGATAGAGTTATAAAAGTTGAAGGTGAAGAGGTGACATATACATTAGGGGCTACTAGTGATATTAATTTAGGTACTACCGGACAAACTAGTGGACTTTTATTCGTTGATAACCCAAATAATGGTATACCTTTAAATAACGCTGAAAGTAACGAAAATATGACAACATCAATCCAATATATGGGTGAAGGTTGGAATTTTAGAAATACATCAATTAGCCCTAAAATACAAGAAGAGTACTTAATTGGTATAACTAGCGAACCATTAGTGGAAAGTGATGTATTTATTGATAGAGGCGTTGTATCTGTATTAGATATGCATTTACGATTATCAGAAATAGAAAGTCTTGACCATTTAGAAAGATATGGGAATGGATTTTATAATATAAATAGAGATTAAAAAAAAGAATTATGGCTTCAGGAAATTATGGTACAATAAGACCAGCAGATGTTTCACTTGATGATATTGATGTATTTTTACATTTTACAAAATCACGAAACGAAATAGGGGACACCGGATTAACTAAATTAGATACAAATGAAGTGTTATCTGAAATAGATAACCCAAATAATGTTAATAATATAGAGGTATTCGGAGGTATGTATACTCTTACTCTACCAAGTGATATTTTCACTCAGAAGGGGTATTATAGTATTATGATAAAACCAAAAGAAATTAGATTACAAATTTTGGATTGTGGTGTATTATCTGCCAAATCAGATATAAAAGGATTGATTTTCGATACTGCGTCACCAAACCTAGATAGTGAATTTATTTCAAAATTCCAGAATGATGGACTTATTGGATATAGAATTGAATATTTAAGTACCGATGGTTCTAATTCAGGTTCTAAAATTAGAAACTTCTTCAGGATTATTACTTCAAATAATAAAGTTACTGCGGTTAGTTCTAATAACACCAATACAGAAAATAAATCATTATCATATAATTTTAATGATAATTCAACATTAGCATTTGCTACGGTAACTCCTAGTTCAGAATCTAATGTTAAACCTAACGTTCTACCATTTATTGGTGAACCGGGACAAGACGTAATCATCACCAACACATTCTTTAACCCTATTATGGTTGAGATTGAAATGGTGGAGCATGATATTGAAACGTTAGCATATGCGCTATACGGACCACAAAGTAAATCACTTGAAGATGGTGTTTATACTATTTATAATTTTGATAAAGAGATTTACAAACAATATAACTTATTTGAAATCAAAGATGAATTTACAGGAGCACCTCTATTTGAAATTAGAGACCCTAAAACAAATATTGATTTCTCTAAAGAATTTGACGATATATCTGAAGTATAATGGGTAATAAAGTAAAAATAGTAGGCTATGCCAAGAGAGAATTTTTCAATAATGGAATTGAATATAGAAATTTTTCACCAGACCTTGTAGGTAATCAAACTACTAGTGAAATAGGTACGTCTGTTTTTACCGTTGGTAATTTTAATATTACAACTAATCTTGATAGTAAAGTAGATAAAATATTCATTACAAATGAGTATGGAGATTTCACATCATTGGAATCTTTAAATTTAGATGAAAGTATTAAAAATCTATTCTTTGAGAGTTCAAAGAAAGTTAAATTAAATTTAGATAGTAATGATGTATTAAATTACGCATATTTTGGCTCTTTAAGGGAATATATTAGAGTTTCTTTGGAAAATATCATCATTTCATGGCCCGCATCTATATATGTAAGACCATTCGATGAGCTAGACGTTACTTTTAGCGGTTCTACTGTACTTAATTATGATTATGATACAATCACTAACAAAGCAACATTTGAGGTCAGTACAGACCGTCTATCGAACCCGTTTGATATAAACTTTATAACTGATGGTACAATAGTAGATACATTTAACGAAACAAACGATTTAAGAAATTTATCGGTTAACTATTCTAATTATATTATATCTAGTGAAGTAGGTGATTTTCCAATTTTAGATTTCGTGGGAGCTTCAGCCACTACCAATGCAACAATGTATATTACGGTAGAAGGTAATGCATTTCCACAAATCAGCACATACGATTTATTTTACCACATAAAACCTAATACTACCAAACAGGAAGAATTTTTCATTGGACTTAATGAATTTGAAAATAATTTATTAAATAGATATATAATTCCAATATATACTGCTAGTTTTAAAGTTACAACCGAAACAGAGAAAGGAGCATCAGTTGATTTAACTAGAACCATTACTTGGCCTATATCTGATGGTTATAATTTAGATTTTAATAGTAAAGATTACGTTTCATACGTTAATACTCTATTAAGTTTAGCTGCGGAAAGTGATGATTTAAAATCTGACCTTATGGTTAGATTCTTAGTATCCAAATCAATTTCAGAGTTTGATACTATACCAGATATAGATGGTACATTTGAAGGGTCCAATGGTCAAAAAATGAACAGCACCCTTAAGATTTATGGTAGAGAATTCGATGAACTTAAGAGATATATGGATGGTATATCATTTGCAAATGTAGTAACATATGATAAAAAGAATAATACTCCAGATTTAATATTAAAGAATTTAGCTAGAATAATGGGTTGGGATTTAACTTCTTCAATTGAGGAATTAGATTTAATTGGAAATTATTTAACACCTAAAGATAGTACTTATGAAGGATTATCTAGAGGATTAACCAATACGGAAGCTGAAATTGAATTATGGAGAAGAATAATATTAAATACACCTTGGATTTGGAAATCAAAAGGAACTAGAAAAACAATAGAATTTCTATTTAAATTTATAGGAACACCAGATGGGTTAATCACATTTAATGAATATATTTATGTTGCTGATAAGGCATTAGACGCTGAAGTAGTAACCGATATGATGGAACAATTCAATGATACTAGAGATATTAGTTCATTAAATATTGATAGTGATGGATTCCCTAAAACATTACCAAATACACCAGATATGTATTTCCAAAAAGCTGGTTTATGGTATAGAACAACAGGTGGTGCGAATCCTGAAATCGATATTTTATATGGTAATAATCCACATATTGGACCTTATGATGGAGGGCAAGCATATATTGACCAATTTACAAATTGTTTAATTCCTAATTTTGTAGAGGTTGATGAAACCAATGAAATAATTAATAGTGGAACTGATAATTTATTTACAAATTTTGATAACGGTACTTTCAATGAGTGTTGTGATTCTGATATATTAGTTACCTTAGATACAGATAAAGATTTTGATGCTTTATTAGCGTCAAATATTAACAAATTTATACAAAATGAACCTGTAACTGAAACTGGTTGTACAATAGTAGATACATGGACTATAGTAGCATCCTTAACAGGTAATACATTTTATACTAGTACACCAATAATAACATCGGGAACAACAGGTTTAATAGAAACTCAATACGTTGCCGAGTTAGATATTATAAGTGCTGAGCCAGAATTAAGTGGAACAACAGGTACATATTACTCTGGAACATCTGAATATAAAATAGTTAGTGCGGATGAGGATTGTGATAATGAATTATTAGGTACTTATTTTAAAGTAGAGGTACAAGTATCATCAACATTTGATTGTTTAGATGAAGGGATAACAGGATTAACAGGATTCCCGATTAGTCAGGAAACTGACGATGGTTGTAATCCATCAAGTGCCTTATCATTAATTGATACTTTCTATCATGATGGAGTTGGTATATTACCAGTGAGCGGAGATACAGTTTATACTGACTCATTAGGTGTATCACCATATATATCAGTAGAGGGTGCAGATAGATATATGGGACATAATTTTGCCGATAGTAGTAATTGGTTAACAACTGATGGTAGTGGGGTTAGAATTCCGTTAGATTGTCCAGAGGCTTTATGTAATATAACGACTGGAATTAGTGATTTTGATAATATAACAAAAATGTATCACATTGATGGTATTACTAGTACGACAGGAATACAGATAAGATTCTATTTAAGTGACTATGACCCTCAAGACCCATTAATTCAAGTTGTCACAGATAAATTCGGTGTATTATCTGGGTTAGTTCCAGAGAGAATATTAGATTTTGTAATTTCACCTAATGGTGGTACTACATTTGATTATGAAGTTTTAATACAAAACACAGAAACTTCACTTTATCGTATAAATATAGAAATATTAAAATTCCATAATGAGTGTGTAGATATAGAGCATATTAAGAGAAGTTTTCTATCAACAGATTAAATAAAAAATAAATGAATATATCAGGTACAACACAATCAAATGAAATTTTAGATAACACTCCGTTTATCTTGTCTGGGTTATCTCAAGATAACCAAGCAGCTGTTAATGTGACAGATACTAATGGTTTAGATGTATCACAATGCTTTGGTATTACAACAAATATCATAACAGTTAGTGGTGATAATGTAATACATAGTGGTGAATGTGATACTAGTTTAGAGATTATAATAACAGAAGGTATAGTAGATGGGGTAGTATGTGATTTTACTGGTACTACATTACAATCTGACGGACTGATTTTACTAACATATTCAGATAGTTCAACTAGTTTAAATGTACATCCAGATTGTTGTGCGATAATAGATTCTAATTATATATCAGAAATTGGTGATGAAGGTTATTATGTATGTAGATGGAGAGAAATATTCGTTGCGACAGATTGTAATAATTACACACCAACCGATACTTTTGATGTTAATGATTATATGATATTCAACATTTCAATTGGTGGAACTACAACAGTAGTACCTAGTACTCAATGTTGTGCTATTCGTGGGTTAGAAGATGTATTAACGAATGAAGGTGTTAAATGTAAGGAAGTTGCAGCTCCTATTTGCGATGGATATAGAATAGAAGTTGATGTGCCAGATATAGGTGATGCTGAATTTACAATATTAGCAACTGGAGTTTTAACAACAGTAGTACCAACATTCGACTGTTGTAGAATAAATGAATTAAGTGGTAGAGAAGTTAATGGTGGTTGGTCTTGTTATAAGGCGTTAAACCCACCAAGAGTTGAAGTATTATTATCTTCAAACTGCTGTGATGGTGGCGGTTTAATATTAGATATACTAGCATAATAAAAAAAAATAGATATGTGTAAAATAAAAATGACTTTAGTGGTAGACATTCCAAATGGGACAACGGTTGATAGTGCTTTGTTACAATATAGGTTAGTGCATCACAATGCTTTGGTGAATTACCCTTGGGGTAATATATACCCAATCACCTTCCCTTTTGCGATAACCCCTGATATTACCGAATTAGGTAATTATGAGCTTAGAGTAAGCATAACGACTGATTTTGGAGATACAAGCCTATGGTCACAACCAGTACCATTTCAAGTAAGTGCTAATTGTGGTGGAGATGATGATGGTGATGGTGATGGAAACACATCTAACCTATTTATAAATTCTTCAGTACCTAACAATAATTCAGGGACTTTAGATTTTGGAAACGGAGAGCCAAATGAAGTTTTAGATTTAAGCTTCCACTTTACTACTGGAACTTCAGGGGCTATAAATTTTGGGTCTGGAATTACAGTGGATAGTATAGATACTCTACATACAGATAGGGTAGGTACTGCGCAATTAAATGCGTCTGGTAATTTAACAACTTCTTTTGCAATAACCTTCAATAGTAATTGTGTAATCACTATAATAGGTAGGAGTTCAACCCTCCCAATAGGAGGGATTAATATAACCCATATAAATAATAGTTAAGATATGACAATTGAAACTTGTAAAGACATAAATGGTAATCCAATTTCGGAAATTACATTAAATAATGATGGTACTGTATTAGCGGTACTAGAAATTAATGGTGTAAGTAGCACCTCTAAATTAAGTAATGAGTGCTGTATTAGTAATGGTTATGTTTTTGACCCTTTAGATGCTAAATGTTATTGGGCAACTAGTTGTGATACAGGTAGTCCTTATAAAATAATCCTAGACCCAGAAGGTAATTCAGGAGCATTTTTCCAAGTCGATGAAAATCAAGAAGGTTTATGTACATTAGAAGTTGAATTTGACTATTTAATAAAATTTGATTGTCTAAAATTAGCACAATCGTTAACTTCTATCGATGATTTTAAATTAGAGTTAAGTCTTGAGAAAGTAATTTATGATGAAACCTTACCAATTCCAGATAATTTAGTGAGTATTCAAAAAGAGGATATAATTCATTTAAATACTGATAATTTTACAGAATTTTTAAGCGGTAATACCAATACGGGGTTATTACTTGAGGGTGATGCTTGTGATTCAGTTATACTTAATATTATTGATTTATTACCTGTAGATGAAAGAGATGTGGTTACAGAATCATCATTCAATTCAAATTGGGTTCGACATAAAATGGTAATTGATGACCCTGAAATTTTATCTAGCATATATAATGAATATTTGAAAGTTGTAATAATAGGACATAACCTATTAAGCTTCTCATTATTGGTTGATAATATTAAACTAAATAGAGTTTGTGGGGAAGAAGCACCTTCAGATATTAAACAAGAGTGTCCTAAATTTGAACTTAAAAGAGTAATTGATAATAAAAAATCTTGGGTAGGTGAAGAAACTCCTGAGCTTAGAGAATTTGATTTAGAGTATTTCCAAGAGTTTTTTGATTCTTATTCTTAATCAATACTTCTAATGGAATCTCAAAACCTAATTCTTTAGTCATTCTATTGATTAAAGATAAATATTCAGAAGATATATCTTTC